TCAAACAACAGAACAATTACATAGTCTTACCAGACTTTGTGATGGCTGTCATGAACATATTTCCTTTTAATGACAAACATAATCTCAATATGTTTGACCTTAGATATCAATTAAGACTCAATGACTTATATGATTTAACTGCAACAAATGTGTTGTATTATGAAATGGTTCAACAACATATTAGATTATTAGATAACATTTTAGTTGGTCGACAACCTATCAGATTCAATCAACATATGAATAGATTGTATCTTGATATGGATGTAGATATGATTAATGCAAACGAATTTTTAATTATAGAATGTTATAGAAAATTAGACCCTACAGACTTCACCGACATATACAACGATATGTGGTTGAAGAAATATGCGACTGCGCTATGTAAATATCAGTGGGGTGAAAACTTATCTAAGTTTCAAGGTATACAGTTACCAGGTGGTGTGACACTAGATGGTCAACAATTGAAACAAGAAGCACAAGAAGAAATACAAAGACTCGAAGAAGAGTCAAGATTAAATCATGACATGTTACCTATGGACATGATTGGATAATGATATGCCAACAAATGTTTTTTTCAACCACGCAGTCTCAACAGAACAACAACTATACGAAGATTTAGTAGTTGAGTCTTTAAGACTATACGGACACGAAGTATTCTATCTTCCAAGAGAAGTAGTAGAAGAAGATACCATACTAAACGAAGATGTTCAATCTAAGTATGGCGATGCGTATTCAGTAGAGATGTATATCGAAAACACCGATGGTTTCGAAGGTGAGGGTGATTTGATGTCTAAGTTTGGTATTCAAGTTAGAGACCAAGCGACATTCGTAATCTCACTTAGAAGTTGGGAAAGATTCATATCATTAGATTCAAACCTCGCAACATCATTTAGACCTAACGAAGGCGACTTAATATACTTCCCATTATCAGGTTCTATGTTTGAAATTAAATTCGTAGAACATGAAGACCCATTCTATCAAGTGGGTAAACTATTTGTATTCAAACTCAGAGCAGAACTATTTGAATACAGTCAAGAAGACTTCGATACAGGTATTGGTGATATCGATATGATTGAAGATGAACAGGCATATTCATTATCGATGACAATGAACAATGGAAACAATACAGACTTTGTTGCGAATGAGAATCTATCTAAGAGTGGCACAGTTGTTGCAGAAGTTGTATCATGGGCTAACACAACAAGTAAACTACTTGCGAAAGATATTACAACAACACTTGCCGCTGGTGATGTATTAGTTGGTGCAATATCAGGCGCACAATATACAATTGCATCTATAGATGATAGAATGACATTCTCAAATGATGCATCTGCTCAGAACTTGGCATTTGAACAACAAGACGGCAACTACTTAGACTTGTCAGAAACTAACCCATTTGGTGAACCATAATGTTTGGAACTTATTTTTACAATGAAACAATAAAGAGATGTGTATCAGTATTTGGTACCATGTTTAATAATATACAATACAAGAAAGTCAAATCAGATGGCACTGTATTAACATCTCCTATTGTTCCTTTATCTTATGGACCAAAACAAAAGTTCTTAGATAGAATCGCAGAAGAACCAAATCTATCTGATAAAAATAGAAGTGCGATATCATTGCCTCGTATGGCATTTGAACTTACAGGTTTTGAATATGATGTTCAAAGACAACAAAACAAATTACATAGAACAATTAAGAGTGCATCAGAATCAGATGGCAAAAGAGGATTTCAATACGCACCTGCACCATACAATTTAAACTTCACATTATCTATTCTTACAAAGAACATGAATGATGCATTACAAATCGTAGAACAGATATTACCGTATTTTCAACCAGAGTATACAGTCACGATGAAGATGGTTGATACTATGTCAGAAAATAGAGATGTGCCGATTGTATTAAACAGTGTATCATTTCAAGATGACTATGAAGGAAGTTTTGAAGATAGAAGAATCATAGAATACACTTTAGATTTTACAATGAAAACATACTTCTTTGGTCCTGTATATACAGGTAATATTATTAAATCAGTTCAAGAAAGAACATTCATAGGTGATGGTAATAATCAATTTACAACTACTCAAATCAATGCGGCTGGTCTAGTAAAAGAAGTTAAACACTATGAACCTGCTTTCGCTGAAGTAGCAAACGCAGTATCTAACTCATCTACAGTGACATTCGCAACTGCAATCAACAGTAAGATTAGTGTAGGTGATGAAGTATTTGGCACAGGCAACTCTAGTAATCCTACAATATCATCTATTGCATCTAATAAACTATCAATGGTATTAGGTGCAAACATTACAATAGCTGCCGATACTAAATTAAAGTTTGTTGGTTCAGTAGACCCAAGTGATTCATTTGTAGTTGCAGAAGATGTTCAATTCTTTGATGATGGTGTAATCGACCAATACAGTGAAGGCAACTCAACAGATTATAATATTAGAGTTTCTAATTCTGGTTCTGGAAACAGATTCAACTATGGTGGTACAGAACAATACACATTTAATTTTGTCAGAGGTGCCACATATAGATTCTTCCAAGAAGACTCTTCTAACACATCTCATCCACTTAGACTTTCTACTACATCAAATGGAACACACGGTGGTGGTTCAGAATATCTCACTGGCGTATCATACAATGGAACACCAGGACAAGACAATGCATGGACTGAGATAAGAGTGGCAAGTGATGCACCTGCAAATCTATACTACTATTGTAAGAATCATAGTGGTATGGGCGGTGTTATAAATATTACTGGATAATATATTATGAGTGAAATAGATTCAAAACTGGATGCCATATTGGATATCGAATCTGATATCAAAGAAAAGACAGCAGTTGTCAAACTTCCAGACAGAACAGAAAATGTCGAAACAGACTATCGATATGCAAGAGAAAATCTTTACAATCTTGTAGAGAGAGGACAAGATGCAATCGATGGTATCTTAGAACTATCAAAAGAAACAGAACACCCAAGAGCCTATGAAGTTGCAGGTCAACTTATTAAAACAGTGGGTGAGACAGCAGAAAAACTCATAGACTTACAAAGCAAATTAAAGAAATTAGAGGGCGAAGAACAAAAAGTGGGAACTCAACATAATCATTTATATGTTGGTTCAACTTCTGAACTACAGAAGTTTTTGAAAAAAAAGAATGTTAAAGAATGAAGAACTACTAAGATTCTTTAAAACTGCATATTGTTTTACTGATTCTCAGAGAAACACCGCATACGAAAATTGGATATCTGAGAATGTAAAAGATAAAATAGTAATAGATTTGGGCGCAGGTTCAGGTATACTATGTTATCTCGCAGTTAAATATGGTGCTAAGAAAGTATATGCCTTAGAAAGAAGAGGCAGACTCATTCATAGAATGAAAGAAATACTAGGTGACACTGTAGAGTATATACATGCAGATTTATTAGAAACTGAATTACCAGAATGTGATATCTATCTACATGAATGGTTGACATCAGAGTTTTGGAATGAGAAAAGATTTCTTAGAAACTTCTATGAAGAAGGAGATAAAGAACTCGAAGTTGGTCACATACTAGATTTAGTAGAGTATGCAAAGAAAAATAATTTTATAGATAAGTTATATCCTAATACAGTTGAACTATCAAGTATAGAAGGAGAATCTATAACAGAGTATGAAGACATAAAACTATACTCTCATGGTAAGTATTCTAGACAGTTTATAGAAGAACACTACAGTGATTTAACATTGAATTCAATATACAAAAACAGAGTAGATAGTAAAGAAATCATATGGAAAGGACATATAAAAGATTTAAAGTATATGCAAGTTAATAATTATCTAGGTTGGATATTATCTTTTGATAACGAGTATGAAGTTAGTAATCACTTACCTATATCTCATTGGGGGTTAAGACATGGTGCAGGCTAAGAATGAGGGTTATCTAGGTAATAATCTAATCAAGAGAGCAGGTGTAGAAACATCTTATACCGAAGAACAACTAGTAGAATATCAAAAATGTTCCGAAGACCCCTGCCATTTTATAGAAACATATACTCAGATTATATCACTTGATGAGGGTTTAGTTCCTTTTGAACTTCGTGGATATCAAGAAGAGTTAATCAAACACTACAATGACAACAGATTTAGTGTAGTATTGGCTGCTAGACAGTCAGGTAAATCAATCACATCTTGTGCGTATCTACTATGGTATCTCCTGTTCACTCCAGAAGTCACTGTGGCGATTCTGGCGAACAAAGGGGCAATCGCAAGGGAAATGATTGCGAGAATCGTAACCATGTTAGAAACCGTTCCTTTCTTCTTACAACCAGGAGTTAAGATACTAAACAAAGGTAATATTGAGTTTGGTAATGATAGTAAGATAGTGGCAGCCGCAACATCTTCATCATCAATTCGTGGTATGTCAATTAACATGTTGTATCTCGATGAGTTTGCTTTCGTAGAAGATGCAGAAACATTCTATACTGCGACATATCCTGTAATCACATCTGGTAAAGATTCTAAAGTTATTATCACATCTACTGCAAATGGTGTAGGTAATATGTTTCATAAGATATATGAATCAGCAGTTCATGACCAATCTGAATATAAAAGTTTTTTAATTAACTGGTTTGATGTGCCAGGTCGTGATGAAGAATGGAAGAAAATGACCATTGCAAACACATCTGAGGCACAGTTTGAACAAGAGTATGGTAATAGTTTCTTAGGAACAGGTAATACACTTATCAATGCAGACACATTATTAGGTATGAGAGCGATAGACCCCGATTGGCAAAAAGACAATATACGAGTATATGAAAGACCAAAAGCAGGTCATAACTATGTTGCAACAGTCGATGTATCGCAAGGAAGAGGTATAGACTATTCTACTTTTAGTATCTTCGATGTATCAGTCAAACCATTTAAACAAGTTTGCACATATAGAGATAACATGATAAGCCCCATGCTGTTTCCGGATTTAATAAATAAGTATTGTAGACCATATAACGAAGCCCTTGTTATAATCGAAAACAATGCAGAGGGTTCTATGGTCGCAACACAACTACATTATGATATCGAATATCCAAATGTTTTTGTTCAAGGTATGACAAAATCAACAGATATTGGTATCACAATGAGTAGAAAGATAAAAAGAGTAGGTTGTTCAACCTTAAAAGAACTGCTTGAAGAAAATAGATTGACTGTAGTAGACAGACACACAATTACAGAATTGATGACATATGTAAATAAAGGGTCATCATTTGAGGCAGATAGAGGTTATCATGACGATATGGTAATGAATTGTGTTCTATTTTCATGGTTTGTGACAACCGATTTCTTTACGAATCTAACAGATACAGCAGTGAAAGATTTATTATATGCAGAACAACAGAAGTTGATAGAAGATGATATGTTACCAGCAGGTGTATTTGGAGAACAAAGAGATGATGATACCTTTGTAGACTCTACAGGCACAAGATGGTATTCAGAATGATTGTTAGATAAATAAAATATATAAATAAAAGTGTAAACAACTTTTACAATGTAAAATACATTAACAGGAGAAAAGTATGGCATTTCAAGTTTCACCAGGCGTTCAAGTCAAGGAGATTGACTTATCGAATGTTGTCCCAGCTGTTTCCTCTACACGAGGCGCATTTGCTGGCATATTTCAATGGGGTCCTGTTGATGAAGTAAAAACAGTTTCAGACGGACAACAGTTAGTGGATGAGTTTTATAAACCAGCTAATACTGACGCTGGGGCTGAAGACTTCTATTCAGCAGAATCATTCTTGAAATATGGTTCTTCACTTTCCGTAGTTAGAATTGCAAACACAGGTTTGTTTTCTGCTAACCAAAGTGGGAACTCATCAACATTATTAAAACACTCTGATGATTACATCAATACATACAAATCTGGCGGGGCTGCAGGTACAGTTGGAAAATGGATTGCAAGATGTGGTGGTGCTTTAGGTAACTCACTTAAAGTATCAGTTTGTGCATCTTCAAATGCATATTTCAATGACAATGTATCTTTAGTCAATGATAGTTCTAACTATGCTGTGGGTGCTACTGCAATCACAGTTGATGCAGGTGCATCATTCTTAGTTGGCGATATCATTAAGTTCGCTTCTCACTCACAACTTTACAGTGTGACAGGTATCTCATCAAACACCTTAACTATTAAGGCAATCAATCAACCAAGTGCAGGCTTAGTAAATGCAGTTGCTGATAACGAACAAGTTGATAGATATTGGGAACACTATGCATTATTTGATAAGGCACCAGGAACATCAGCAGGCGCTGCCGCTGCTGGCGCATCAAATGATGAGATTCATGTTGTTGTAGTAGATGAAGATGGATTATTCACAGGAACAAAAGATACAGTTCTAGAATCATTTGGTTTTGTATCACTTGCTTCTGACGCTAAAGATTCAGTAGGTAACTCAAACTATTATAGAGATGTAATCGAGAGTCAATCACAATACATTTATTGGTCAGGACACTCAACAGCAATGTTAAGTTCTGCCAACGAACAAAGGTCACTCGCAACAGCAGTTGGTTCTGCTTTCAGTAGACCTGCACTTCCAGAGAATTCATCACTATCAGGTGGTGCATATGGAAGAGCAAACCCAACAGTCGCACAAAAGTCCGATGCATGGACAAAACACTTTGGCGATGCAGAATTAATAGACATATCATTCCTAATCGTAGGTTCTACATCTACTGATGCTGGGGGTGGTTCTGAGTCTGCTCAAGATACACTTGCAGACCATAACAGTCTAGTAAACAATGCGATTCAACTTGCAGAGTTGAGAAAAGATTGTTTAGTAGTTGCATCACCACGAAGAACATCTTGTGTAGGTGTTTCAAGTGAAGCAACTCAAAGTTCAAATGTTATCGCAGATTTCGCTGCTGTGACATCTAGTTCTTACGCAGTGTTAGACAGTGGTTGGGTTTACCAATACGAAAGATACAATGACAAATATTGTTGGATTCCAGGTAATGGACATACCGCAGGTATCATGGCAAGAAGTGATTTACTTCAAGATTCATGGTTCTCACCTGCTGGGTTCTCTAGAGGACAATATCTAGGCATAACAAAACTTGCATTTAATCCGAAACAGGCATCTAGAGATGACCTATATCGTGCAAGAATTAACCCAATCGTCACATTCCCAGGTCAAGGAACAGTATTATTTGGAGATAAAACTGCATTGAGTTCACCATCAGCATTTGATAGAATCAATGTAAGAAGACTCTTCATTACATTAGAGAAAGCAATTTCAACTGCCGCTAAGGCACAATTATTTGAATTCAACGATTCATTTACTCGTGCTCAGTTTAGGGCTGCTGTTGAACCTTTCCTAAGAGATGTTAAAAACAGACGAGGTTTAGTAGACTTCTCAGTAGTTTGTGATGAAACAAACAACACTGATTCAGTGATAGATAGAAACGAATTTGTATGTTCTATCTTCGTGAAGCCTAATAAATCTATTAACTTTATTACATTGAACTTTGTCGCTACTAGAAGTGGCGTTCAGTTTGAAGAAATCTACGGAGCAGTTTAAGGAGAAATAAATGGCAAGTATAGACCAATTTAAAGCACAACTCTTAGGTGGCGGGCCGAGAGCCAACCGTTTTAGAGTTTTTATACCAAGGTCTGGCGATAAGATTGAATTCTTATGTCAGTCAGCACAGATTCCTGCTGCTCAGGTAGGTGTAGTTGAACAACAGTTCAGAGGACATGTTCTAAAACTCGCAGGAGACAGAACATTTGAACCTTGGACAGTGACTATAATTAATGATGTAGAGTTCAGTTCTAGAACAGCTCTAGAAGCATGGCAAACAGATATCCAACAACTTGACAGTGGTGAGGGTATCACATCATTAGACTACTTAGTAGACAGAGCATTTGTCGAACAATTAAATAAAGATGACTCAGTTCTTGCGAGATACGAATTCTTTAATATGTTTCCTACTTCAATAGGTGCGATTGACTTATCATACGAGACAGTCGATGCATTGGAGACATTTGATGTTGAATTCCAGTATTCTCATTGGGAAAGAGTCCTTTAATTTAGTGAATAACACCTCTAATAGGGTGTTATAAATATTATTATGGAAATTTTTGGGTTTGAAATAACTCGTAAGAAAGATGAATTACGAGTAAAAGATGTGCAAAAGAAGTCTCAGGCTTCTTTTGTAGCACCTGTCGAAGATGATGGAACTCCCATTATTCAACAATCGCCAGGTGGTTTCATATCAGGCGGAGCATATGGTTCCTATGTTGATATGGAAGGCGGTATCAAGAATGAGGTCGCACTTATTCAAAGATACCGTGAAACATCTCTTGTGCCAGAATGTGATATTGCTATCGATGATATAGTAAATGAATGTATAGTTTCAGATACCCAAGATAGAATTGTATCACTCGATTTAAGAGATGTAGAACTCTCAGACAGCATCAAAGAAAAGATGCATAACGAGTTTAAAACAATCCTATCTTTGATGAAGTTTCATCAAAACTCACATGAACTATTCAGAAAATGGTATGTCGATGGCAGAATCTACTTTCATAAAGTAGTAGATTCTAAAAGACCACAGGCAGGCATACAAGACCTTAGAAACATTGACCCGATGAAAATCAAGAAGGTCAGAAATGTTGAAAAGGAAAAAGACACAAAAACAAAAATTGATATAATAAAGAAAGTTGAAGAATTTTATGTCTTCAGCGATAAAGGTTTTAATAAAGGCAGTGCCAATGAAGGCACTACTGTAAAGATTGCACCAGAAGCGATTAGTTATACAACTTCTGGTATGTTAGATTACACAAAGAATGTTGTAATCGGATATTTGCATAAGGCATTGAAGACTGCTAATCAGTTATCAATGATGGAAGATGCACTTGTTATTTACAGAATATCAAGGGCACCAGAAAGAAGAATCTTCTATATTGATGTTGGTAACTTACCAAAAGCAAAGGCAGAACAATACCTTGCAGATACAATGAACAAGTATAGAAATAAACTTGTTTATAACGCAGACACAGGCGAAATCAAAGATGATAGACGCCATATGTCGATGTTAGAAGATTTTTGGTTACCACGAAGAGAGGGTGGTCGAGGAACAGAGATTACAACTCTTCCAGGTGGTCAGAATCTTGCAGAGATAGAAGATATAGAATACTTTAAAAAGAAACTGTATCGTTCTCTAAATGTGCCTAGTTCTAGATTAGAAGCAGATAATGGTTTTAATATGGGCAGAGCATCTGAAATATCTAGAGACGAACTTAAATTTAATAAGTTTGTTAAGAGACTTCAAATGAAGTTCTCAAAGGTGTTTACAGATATTTTAAGAACACAATTAGTTCTTAAAAACATCGTCTCTGGTGAAGAGTTCGATGCGTTTAAGGATTTTATACATTATGATTTTGCGACAGATAATCACTTCAGCGAATTAAAAGAAGGAGAGATTATGAGAGAAAGATTTGACTTACTCTCACAAGCAGAGTCTTATGTTGGGACATACTTCTCTAAAGAATATGTTTTTAGAAATGTATTACACATGAGTGAAGACGAGATAAATGCCATTATGGCACAAATCGAAAACGAGGGTGGTGGAGAAGAAGACGAAATGGGAGATGAATTCTAATGTCAGATATAAGCAAAGATATAGTAAACCAGATAGAGTCTGGTAAATTAACAGATGCCAAAGACAGTATACAACAAGGCATCAAACAGAAAGCTGCTGAGATAGTAGACATGAAAAGAGTTGAAATGTCAGTAGATTGGGCAAATGAAGAAAACTTGGAAAGAAATAACGAAGACGCTGAATGAGGCAAAGTTTAAACTTCCTCGTGATCAGAAAGAAGTCAAAAAGACCGCAGAAAAAGTAGGTGGTCGAACTGTCGATATACGCTTCGCAGAAGATAAGCGAGGCAAAGTTCATGTATATATCGATGGTATGAGTATGGGTGACCCATACATTAACATGAAGAAAGCAGAAAAAGAGATGAAGAATATAAAGAATGTAATCAAACAAATGGGTGAAGAGAACATCTCAAAGGAAGAAATATTAGGAGTAATAAATGAAATTAATATCTGAATTTGTAGACTACGCAGTAGAACCTGTTATTGTTGAACAGAACGAAAAAGGACAAAAAGAATACTTCATCGAAGGACCTTTCATGCAGGCAGAAATTAAAAACAGAAATGGTCGTGTATATCCAAAAGATATAATGAAGAAAGAAGTAAACAGATATGTTAAAGAATTTGTAGAGAAAGACCGTGCTTTCGGAGAATTAGGACATCCAGAGGGTCCAACAATCAATTTAGACAAAGTATCTCACATGATTACCAAACTAGAAGAAGATGGTAATAATTTCATGGGGAGAGCAAAAATTTTATCAACACCGAATGGAGAGATCGTAAAGAATCTTATAAATGATGGTGCTAAACTAGGAGTATCTTCTCGTGGTCTAGGTTCACTAGAACAAAAGAATGGTGCTCAGTATGTTAAAGGCGACTTTCAGTTGGCAACAGCCGCTGATATAGTCGCAGACCCTAGTGCTCCAGAGGCTTTCGTAGAAGGCATCATGGAAGGAGTCGAGTGGGTGTATGAGAATAATATCCTCAAAGCTGTTGAAGTCGAGAAGATGCGTGATGATTTACGCACTGCAAAACTCAATAAGTTAGAGGAAGTGAAATTAAATGTATGGAAAAAGTTTGTTGAGAACTTATAACATATAAATAAAAGAGTTAGCTAAAAACTTAACAGGAGAAAAAAATGGCAGACTTAGAAAAAAACCTAGAACAAGCTATAGAAGAGGCAATGCAACCTGATTCTAAAGCTGAAAAAGGAGATTCAAAGCCAGTTAAACAAGGATCATCTGATGCCGCTAAAATTGAAAGTGGTAAGGGTGAAGTCGTCAAACCTGAAGAAAATCCTGTTGACAAAGCAGTTGCATCTGTAAAGAGTGCTGAAAAAGGAACCAAAGAAGTTAGTGGAGACGCTCAACAGAAAGGTGAAGCACCAGCAGAACCGCAAGTTAAATTGAAAAAAGTTTCAGAAGAAGAAGATTCAGAAGATGAAAAACCTTCAAAAATGGAAATGATCAAAGCTATGGTCAACAATATGAAAGGGATGGACAAAGAAAAACTTATGGCAATGTATAAAGAAATGAGCCATGAGGACGATGAAATGGACGAGTCCTTGACCAAGGCTGAAATCGCAAGAAATATCGTAGAACTTATGAAAAAGAAGGATGACGATGAAGTAGAAGAAGGATACTTGAAGTCTATGAAAATGGATGACAAGAAGCTCAAAGAAGAGGAAGATTCAGAAGACGAAGACGAGAAAGAAGATGAGGACGAAGATCAGAAAGAAATGATGATGAAGAAGTCCAAAAAAGAAGAAGTCGAAGTTGAATCTGATCTTGTAGAGATGGAAGTAGAAGACGACCTAGAAAAAATCTCAGAGGCTCTTGAACTTTCAGAAGAAAACCAAGAGAAAGCAAGAACAATCTTTAAAGCAGCTGTATCTTCAAAAGTATCTGAAATCAAAGAACAACTCGAAAGTGATTTCGAAGAAAATTTAAAAACCTCAGTAGAACAAGTCAAAGGCGACCTTGCGGAAGCAGTTGATAAGTATCTAACATATTGTGCAGAAGAGTGGACGAAAGAAAACGAACTTGCAATTGAAAGAGGTTTGAGATCAGAAATGACTGAAAACTTCATAGAAGGACTAAAAACATTGTTCGTAGAACATTATGTTGATGTTCCAGAAGACAAGTATGATGTTATTGATGAACTCGCAAATCGTCTTGATGAGATGGAAGAAAAACTTGACAACGAAGTCCATAAGAATATGGAAATAGTTGAAGAGAATGATTCTCTCAAAAGACAAAATGTAGTGAGAGAGGCATGTCTTGACTTGTCTGAATCACAACAAGAAAAAATGGTTTCACTATCAGAGGGTGTAGACTTCGTAGACCAAGAAGACTTTGCAGAAAAGGTTTCAGAACTCAAAGAAGCTTATTTCCCAACATCTGACAGTGATACTATCTCAGAAGAAACTGTAGTTGAAGAAGGAACTGGAGACTTTGCATCAGACGAAGAGACTGTTCTTTCAGGAGATATTGCAAGATATTCTGAGGCAATAAGTAAACTAAAACCATTAGGTTAATTAATATTTAAAGGAAAAATAAATGTTTTTATCAGAAAATTACATCGATAAGTGGGAGCCAATTCTAGAACATTCCGATTTGCCAAGCATTGAGGATAACTACAAGAAAGCCGTCACAGCAGTAATTCTTGAAAACCAAGAGAAAGCACTTGCTGAAGAGCGAGTAGCTCTTGAAGAAGCTGCACCTTTAAATGCTACTGGCACTGGAATTAGTAATTGGGACCCAATCCTAATCTCACTAGTTCGAAGAGCTATGCCAAATCTCGTTGCTTACGACATTTGCGGTGTTCAACCAATGACTGGTCCTACAGGACTTATCTTCGCTATGAAAGCAAGATATCAAGACTATCCATCAGGAAATAGACTTGCACAATCAGAAGCTATGGGCGTAAATGAAGTTAGAACTGCACATTCAGCAGCTGCTAACACTGATAACGCTGGTGTAGATTCTGACCCAGAAGGCGACCCATTTGCATCTTCAAGTGCTTATGAGAACGCTACTTCAACAGGAATGAGCACAGCTACAGCTGAAGCTCTTGGTGATGCGGCTAATAACGCATTTGCTGAGATGTCATTCACAATTGAGAAATCAACCGTGACTGCTGTATCCAGAGCATTAAAAGCAGAATACACTCTAGAACTTGCACAAGACTTAAAAGCAATCCACGGTCTTGACGCTGAATCTGAGTTAGCAAACATTCTTTCAAGTGAAATACTTGCAGAGATTAACAGAGAAGTTGTGAGAGAAGTAAACAACCAAGCAAAAACTGGTGCTGCTGGCACTGCTTCTGCTGGTACTTTCAACTTAGATGTTGACGCTAACGGCAGATGGTCAGTTGAGAAGTTCAAAGGTTTATTGTTCCAAATCGAAAGAGAAAGTAATGTAATCGCAAAAGAAACAAGAAGAGGAAAAGGTAACTTTATCCTTTGTTCTTCTGATGTTGCTTCTGCATTATCAATGGCAGGCGTATTAGACTACGCACCTGCACTTAACACTTCATTAAATGTTGATGACACAGGCAATACATTTGCTGGTGTTCTTAACGGAAGAGTTAAAGTATATGTTGACCCATATGCTGGTGCAGACTACATGACAGTTGGTTATAGAGGTTCTAACCCTTATGACGCTGGTATGTTCTATTGCCCATATGTTCCACTACAAATGGTGAGAGCAGTTGGTGAGAATACTTTCCAACCAAAAATCGGATTCAAAACAAGATACGGAATGGTATCTAACCCATTTGTTGGTGCTACACCTGCAAACGGACTTGCATCTGACGGAACAAACCAATACTACAGAAAAATTAAAGTTTCTAACATTCTTTAATCGTAGTAAGAAAGTTTCGACTTTTAAAGGGGTCTTTTTTAAGACCCCTTTTTTTATGCACTAAATATAATTGTATCATAAAGATACAGACATAACACACATACACACAGGAGGAAATTATGTCAAATGTAATAACCAAATCAGGCTTTGAAATACGAGCCGACTTACTCAATCAAGCACAAGGTCTGTTAGAAGGAAACATCTACAGAAACAATGAGGCGATTGTAGAACACAATAACAACTTCCCAAACGATAGAAAACCTTATGGTGACCAATTCGTGTCAACAGAAGAAGTTATTGCAACTGCAAGATTACTCAATGAGTTTGTAAACGAGAAGTAAGGTATTTGGGGAACTTCGGTTCCCCATTTAGATAAATAGTAGTATGGCTATTAAAACAGATATCAACAGGTCGATACTTAACAGAAATAACTTTAAACTATTAATAGATAAAGTTCCTACTGTAGAGTATTATGTTCGAACAGTAAACATTCCAGGCATCACATTCGGAGAAACAGTTCAAGCTGCTGGGGTTGGTCTTGATGCATTTTTTCCAGGTGATAAGGCATCATTCGATACACTAGAAGTATCATTCATTGTTGACGAAGACTTAGAGAACTTCTCAGAGATATACAATTGGATAGACTCTATAGTTCCTTTGAGTGACCCAAAACTATTTGAAACATATACTGAGACTGCAAAGACTAGAACAAATGTTCTTGCATCGATTGACAATGACCAAAATCAATATTCTGATATTACATTAGTCTTAAATACAAACAAAAACATACCAAACAGATTCATAAGATTTCACGATTGTTTTCCTATATCATTAGGGTCGATTGAACTAGAATCTGGTGCTGATGCTGAACCAGCAACAGTAAGTGTATCATTTAGATTTACATACTACGAAATTAAAACCACCTCGTAAAATCACACCTTTTGTGATATAATATATACATTATGACTTTAGATGAAATCAAATTACAGTGGGAAAAGGATTGCGAAGTAGATGATATCGAACTAGATAAGTCATCACTAGAAGTTCCTAAATTACATGCAAAGTATTCTGATATGCTTTCAAGTAAAATTCTATTACTCAAAAAATACAATCAAGATTATAACGAACTACTAAAGTATAAATGGTTATGGTATACAGGTAAATTAGATGATGACCAAATACAAAAGTTTGGTTGGAAGACAGACCCATTCGATGGTCTAAAGATAATGAAGAATGATTTTAATTATTTCTTCAACGCAGACAACGATTTAAAAACACTCAAAGCAAAAATAGAATATCTAGAAGTCACCGTTGATTTCTTGAAAAGATGTATGGACAATATTACATGGCGCCATCAAACAATCAAGAACACAATAGAGTGGCGTAAATTTATGGCAGGTCAATAATGATAGATGCACTAATAAATGTTTTTTTAATAACATCAATAATGTTAGGCATAGCAGTCATATGGTATGAGGACTTTATAAAATGACATTAGGACAATATTGTATTATCTATAATCAGTATTTCACTGAAAGAGAATGTGATGCAATACAAACAGCAGCTGAAACAATAGAGTTAGAACAAGGTCGAATTGGTAATGGTGAAACTGACCCCGATGCGCCTAGAGGTGAAGCTTCTGGAACTAACGATGACTTTATTAGACAATCAGATGTAAAATGGTTGATGCATCATTTCTTACCAGAAGATATATCGCAAAAGATTACAGATGGTATCAATCAAGCAAACTTAGATGCGAACTGGATGTTTCAGTGGGACCATATAGAAAATCATCAATACACTATCTATAGACATAGACCAGATGCAAAAGTCACAGGAGATTTTTATACATGGCATACAGACTCAGGTGCAACAGCACAATCAGAAGGTGGTCGTATTAGAAAGATAAGTTCAACAATTCAATTATCAAATCCAGATGAATATGAAGGTGGTCATTTTCAATGGATAGAACCTGTTGGTTTATTTGATAAACTCAAATCAACAGGAGTGCAAACTGTAAATGTAGACCCATACATACAGACTGCACCATTCAGTGCGAAAGAAAGAGGTTCATTTATAATCTTTCCTTCTTTTGTTCATCACCAAGTGCAACCAGTGACTAGAGGAACAAGAGTATCTTTAGTTAGTTGGTATCACGGTCAACCTTATGTCTGAAACAGTTAGAGTAGAAAAATTAGATGAAGTCTTCATGAGAGTTCATTGTGATGATGGTCTTGCAAAAGACTTACATGACTTCTTTTCGTTTACAGTTCCTGGTGCCAAGTTCATGCCGTCTTATAAGAACAAATATTGGGATGGCAAAGTTAGATTATTCTCTATCAAAACAAATAAGATTTATATAGGTCTATTACCATATGTCGATGAGTTCTGTAGAGAAAGAGGTTTTAACTTTGAAGGTATACAAGATGTAATAGGAGAGAAACAAAGAGCAACAGAAGAACTACATCAGTTTATAGAAGAACTAAACTTACCTTTCTCGCCAAGAGATTATCAAATGGAAGCATTTAGAACTGCTGTGCAATATGGCAGACAACTTTTACTTTCACCAACTGCAAGTGGTAAATCATTAATCATTTATTTACTCGCAAGATATTATAACAAGAAAACAATTATTATAGTGCCGACTACATCACTCGTAGAACAAATGGCAAAGGACTTTATAGATTATGGATATGATGAAGAGATTTGTAAAATTTATAGTGGTCAACCTGTGTTTGATTCAGCAATCACGATTACAACATGGCAAAGCTTTGCTAAGGCACCTAAAGAAGTAATGCAATCATTTGATGTTGTAGTAGGAGATGAAGCGCATTTATTTAAGGCACAAACACTAAAAGGTATCTTAGAGAAGATGAAGACTACTGCAATTAGAATCGGCACAACAGGAACATTAGATGGTTCTGAATGTCATAGATTACAGTTAGAAGGTATGTTTGGTCCTGTAAAGAAAGTCATATCGTCATACCAACTTATGGAAGAAGGAACGATTGCAAAAATTAATATACAATGTGTCATACTCCGTCATACTAAACAGAAGAAAATGACCTATCAAGAAGAGATGGACTATCTATGTTCTAGTGAAGAAAGAAATAAATTTATTACAAATCTAGTTTCATCGTTAAAAGGTAATACATTAGTATTGTTTCAGTATGTAGAAAAACATGGTGAAGTATTATATCCTATGTTAGATGGCAGAGTAAAAGATTTACATTATGTATTCGGTGGCACTGATACAGAAGACAGAGAGAAAGTCAGAGAACTTGTAGAGAAATCAAATGATAGTGTGATACTCGCATCATACGGAACATTCTCTACAGGTATCAATATTAAGAAGATAGATAATGTAGTGTTTGCAAGTCCTTCGAAGTCTAGAATTAGAAACTTACAGTCAATTGGTCGTGGTCTTCGTAAGGCAGATGGTAAAGATAGTATGAGATTGTTTGATATCGCAGATGATTTACAATGTGATAATTTTACACTCCGTCACTTGAAAGAAAGAATAAATACCTATAACGAGGAAAACTTTCCTTACGAACTAAAACAATTTGACTTAAAATGACAACACCAAAAGATTTAGTACCAGAAAGATACGAAGTTATCAAACTAAAATCAGGCGCAGAGATTGTTGGTATGACTAGAGATTGTGGCGACCATTTAGAGATTACTCTTCCTATGATATGCCAACTATCACTAGTTCCAGGAACACCAAGAACTAATGCTGTCTTTTATCCTTATGCACCTTTAAGTGCTGATGAGATTATTAATATACCTAAGTTCGAAATCATACATAGAAATCTTATGAACGAGCAATTCGTTCCTTACTATGACGATGCATCTTCTAGATGGTTCGATATGATTGAGAACAAATCTATACCTCTTGCAACAGTTGAAGATAAGAAAGTATCTGAAATCATGCGTAGGTCAATTGATAGAATGATGTCAAGAATGACTGAGGCACCAGATGAACAATTCATAGAAGAACAGTTAGAAGATATGGATTGGGAAATGGAAGAGTTCGAATTATCTGAAGCACCAACAGATAAAAAAAAGTTGCACTAATTTTCACAAACTTTTATTTTAGGGCTAGTAATTTACTAAATAACAGTGTATAATCCACAGTGATAATACATTATTTGTAAAACATATATTAACCTGGAGAAACCATGTCGAAAGCAATTGCAGTTGCGAAGAGCATGGTGGGAAAATTCGAAGACCTGAGAGAAGTGCTACCAAGCATCATTGAAGCCCTAGAGTTCGTGACACTATTGACTCTTCCAATCTTATTACCGTTCGCTATAATGTTTTTAGCATTAGCACAATACTAATGTCTAAAGAAAGAGTAGAAAAAATTAGAGATAACCTAGAGGTGTTTTGCCTCTGGGTTATCTTCATATTAGCAACAGGTGGGATAGTTCAAATATGAAACAACAATATGACCCTGTCTGGAAAAGATGGCAAACAGTTCCGTCTGCCGTAGAAGATTGCGCCGATGTCACTTCCGGCTATGAACAACAACTTGAACTCTTACTAAATAAACCTAGAGATGCGACTCCTAAAGAAGCAGAAGATTGGTATGAAGAAGAGTTGAAGTGGTGGGGAGATAGACAATTGAAAATAGTTGCGATTGCTACTGTAGTTCAAATATCCGCACTAGGATTTATGGCAGCTGTAATGTTGTTTAATCAAAGTGTATTTGGATAGGTCCTGACCCTGGCGACAAAGCTATCATATCATACTAACCTCGATTCTGAAAAGGGGTTTTCTAAAAAACTTTTAAAAAAATAAATACTAAAAACCACTTACAATCATTGAAGGAACCTAGTATAATAACTACATCATGGCAAAAAACGCAAAACAAAATGAACACTATGTCAACAACAAAGAGTTCACACAAGCAGTCGCCGAGTTCAACGAAAAAGTAAAACTCGCCGAATCAAAAGGCAAAACGCCACCACAAATGTCCAACTACATAGGAGAGTGTATCTATAAGATTGCAACTCGACTATCTACGAGGCCTAACTTTATAAACTATACCTACAGAGATGAGATGATATGTGATGCAATTGAAAACTGTATTCAGTATATCGGGAACTTCAATGTAGAAAAATCTAACAACGCATTTGCATACATTACTCAGATTTGTTATTACGCCTTTCTTAGAAGGATACAGAAAGAGAAGAAACAAGTCTTCATCAAACAACAGATGACTATGGATATAACCGCAGATACATTTGAAACAATAGATGGTGATACAACTGGTATGACTAATACTAATGTAGAGTGGATGCAAGAAAACATGACACAAGTCCAATACGAACCGAGGAAATCAAAACGAAAGACATCTACTAAGACTAAAGGTCTAGACAAATTTACTGAATGAAAATAGCGATACTTAATGACACACACGCAGGTGTTCGTGGTGATATGATTGAGATGGCCAAATATCAAGGTCGTTTCTATGAAGAAGTTTTCTTCCCATATCTAGATGAACACAATATAAAGCAAATCTTACACTTAGGCGATTACTTCGATAGAAGAAAGTATGTAAACTTCTCTTCATTAAAGTATAATCGTGAACACTTCATAGAGCCTATGTTAGAGAGAGACATCAAAATGGATTTGATTCTAGGTAATCATGATGTCTATTATAAGAATACTAACGAAGTAAATGCACCAGAGTTATTACTATTCGAAAGTGATAACATCAATATCATTTCAGAACCAATGGTCAAAGAATACGATGGTATTCCTCTTGCACTTGTTCCTTGGATAAACAATGAGAACTACGCAGATAGTATAGACTTTCTATTAAGTGCAAGTTCAGATACATGTTTTGGTCATTTCGAAATCGAGGGCGCCTTGATGATGCCAGGTATGACATGTCAACATGGTCTAGACCATACATATCTAAAACGATTTGACAAAGTATACAGTGGTCACTTTCATCAGAAATCAGAAGTAAAGAACATCAAGTATCTTGGTTCTCAAATGCAATTTACATGGTCAGACTATGGCGATGAGAAATACTTTCATATCTTTGATACTGAAACAAGAGAGATGACACCGATACATAATCCTTTGACTATGTTTGAAAAATGTTTCTATGATGATACAAAAGAATCATTTGAAACTATTAGTAATAAAGATTATTCAAAATTCACAGGCAAATTCACAAAAGTCATAGTGGTAAACAAAGACAATCCATACTGGTTCGATAGTATGATTGATAAACTTCATGCCGCTAATCCTCTTCATGTAGTTGTTGTCGATGACCATAAACATATGGACTTGATGGACGATGAAGACATTGAAGGAGTAGAAGACACTCTAACTATATTAGAAAAATATATCGATGGTCTTGAAATACAAGGTCAGAAAAAACCACTTCTAGAATTGATGACTTCGTTGTATAATGAAGCACTAGAAGAACACAACTATCTATGATTAATTTTAAAAAGATACGATACAAGAACTTGTTATCGTCTGGAAATAAATTCACTTCTATTGACCTTGATAGGTCACAAACTACATTGATTGTAGGAGATAATGGTGCAGGTAAGTCTACATTACTTGATGCATTATGTTTTGGTCTATATGGTAAAGGGTTTCGTAATCTAAAGAAAGATTTACTAGTCAACTCTATCAATCAGAAAGAACTGATTGTAGAAATAGAATTCGAAGTAGGAAGAAAGAACTACAAAGTTGTTCGTGGTGCAAAACCAAACAAGTTTGAATTATATACTAATGGCACTCTTATCAATCAAGATGCCACAATGAAAGATTATCAAGAACATCTAGAAAAGAATATTTTAAAGATGTCTTATCGTTCTTTTACTCAGGTCGCAGTTTTAGGTTCTGCTAACTTCACTCCTTTTATGCAGTTGAGGTCAGTAGAAAGAAGAAGACTTGTAGAAGACTTACTAGATATCTCTATCTTTTCTACAATGCAAGACATTCTAAAAAAGAAGGTCACGCAACATAATATAGATGTAAGAGAAACAAATCACGAAATAGAATTACTAGAAGAAAGAATCAGTGGTCTAAATGAACAGATGCAACTACTGGCAAAGAATCGTGATAAGAAAATTAAGAAGTATGAGAATACTATATCTGAAACTCAAACTAATATAGACAAAGTATTTAAAGAGATTGGTATACATGATACAGAAGTTAAAGAGAAACAGAATCTAATTAAGAACAAAGACTCAAATGAAAAGAGACTTAAAGAAACATTAAGTTTAGAGAAACAACTTGAAACTGCAAAGAAGAAAGCAGACCAAGATGTATTATTCTTTCAAGAACACGATGATTGTCCAGTATGTAAACAAGGATTAAATGAAGACCACAAGACGAAATGTATTACAGAACGCAAAGCTAAATCGGCAGAAATCGAGAAGGCGATGTCAGAGATTAGCAAAACAATCGAATCATGTCATGATGAGATACAAAGAATCAACAGTGTTCAAGGAGAAATAGACGAGATACAAAGACAAATAGGTTTACATCAAACTGAGATACTATCTAATCAAAAGTATATCGAGAAACTCAATGGTGAGATTAAAGATTTACAAAAAGAGATTAGTGGTGATTCAACAGTGAATGATAGATTAACTACTGCTGAAGATGATTTAGATAAACTACATGCAAAGAAAGAAAGTCTAACTGATAGACAACATTACTTTGACCTTGCAACAACTCTATTGAGAGACCAAGGTGTAAGACAAAGAATCATTAAACAGTATGTTCCTGTTATGAATAAAATGATAAACAAGTATCTTGCTAACTTAGAATTTTATGTTGGGTTTGAATTGAATGAATCATTTGAAGAAACAATCAAATCAAGATTTAGAGATGTATTTAAGTATGATAACTTTTCACAAGGTGAGAAGATGAGAATTGACCTTGCATTGTTATTTACATGGCGTGCTGTCGCAAGATTAAAGAACTCAGTTAATACAAACATACTAATACTTGACGAGGTATTTGATAGTTCACTTGACTCACAAGGCACAGATGATTTCTTGAAACTACTAAACGCATTGAATGAAAAGACAAATGCATTTATCATATCTCACAAAGGTGACCAACTATATGATAAGTTTGAAGAAGTAATCAGATTTGAAAAATATAAAAACTTTAGTCGCATTGCGATTTCATAAATAAGAATATGTATCAATTAATAGAAGAAGCATCACAAGTATTAAGAACACCGCCACCTGTGTTTGACTTTGAGAATCCTGCTGAACCACCAGAAGAGATTGCAAAGAACATGGCAGAGGCAATGGAGAAGTTTGGTGGTTTAGGTCTTAGTGCAAATCAAGTTGGTCTTCCATATAGAATGTTTGTGATGAGAACGATGCATGAAGGAGAAACAGAATCTAAAGTTGTTCCTTATTTCAATCCTGAACTCACCAGAGTATCACAAGAGACTGAACTAATGAAAGAAGGTTGTCTATCCTTTCCTGATATCTATCTAATGATAAAAAGGTCAAAGACAATCGAATTCAAATATCAAGATGTTGAGGGCAAAGAACACACCGTAATGTTAGAAGGATTAGGTGCAAGATGTGTTCAACATGAAATAGACCATTTGAATGGTATACTGTTCTTGCAAAGAGCATCAAAACTTAAATTAGAAAGGGCGATGAAAGCAAGACCAAAAGAGAGGCGAAAAAGATTAGAGTATGAAAAAAGAGTTGCACTCGCAAAATACTTCCAAGAGCTACGAGCCAAAGATGATAGCGAATCTGATGAATCCTCAGATTTGCCAAGAACTGATTCAATTTCACAAGAGTCATAGACATCTAACAGGCGTAGGCGATGGTTCTGATTACACAGGCATCAGATTCATGCATATTCACACACCATGGGTGCGTAAAGCAATCGCAGAAGTAATTGTAAATTTAACAGGAGAAATTAGAAAGATATCTAATCAGATAGTCTATCCTGAAATGATTGCACTCAATGAGTGGCCTATTGGTGGTATTCAACATCCACATTTAGATACATATTCAAATCAAGAAATAAATCATGGCACAAGTCCAGACAAACCATCTAGAGAATGGACTTGTATTCTATATCTAAACAGTAATTATCATGGTGGTCGAACTTATATACCTGATGGTGAAGTGTTCGAACCTATGACAGGTCATGGTCTACTATTTCAAGGTATCTACATACCACATGGTGTTCAGAAAGTTCGAAGACACCCAAGACATACAATATCATTTTGGTTTTCTACTGATATCGATAGATGTATGCCAATCAATCCTGTAGAAGATTTATCACTCGATGAAGATTCTTGGCGATTACAAAGTCAATAAAATCAACCCCTTATAACTCCCCATAGTTCAATTGGATAGAACAACTGCCTTCTAAGCAGTAGGTTCCAGGTTCGAATCCTGGTGGGGAGGCCAGGGGTTGACAATGGGGCTGCTTTTTTTGTACCATATACTATCAAATCAAAAAAGGAGACAAGATGAGTAATATGATAAACGACCAAATAATAGACGGCATCATATCAGATGTCGCTGACATGGACAAAGTCCAAGTCATGAACGCATTATCACCTGCAAATCTAAAGAAAGTCGCTGCCTTTACAGGTGGGGGTTGCATTGTAGATTTTGCAAGAGATATCTTAATAGACCAAATGTGGGACAATGTAGTTGATATGGGAGGTCCTTGTGGTTAAGAGAAGTTATCCTAAGAAGTTTAAAGACACTGTAAATGTTGCAGGTAGGTCTTATAAAAGGTGGGGTGTGACAGGCACATTCTCAACAACTGATGATTCAGTTAATTGGTGTGAAGGCAAATACTATGTCGCACCAGGAGACATCGTAAGATGGCACTCTAACAATCAAATACCTTTTGGTGATATATTATTAGATTTATGTGAGGCGTTAAAAATTACGCCTAAACAATTAAGAGTTTCATCTGAACTCAGAGAAAAAGAAACAGATGAATTTTGGGCAAACTATTTTAAGGAGGAAAAATAATGGGACATCCAACAGATACACAAATAATGAATAAACTCATAGAGATAGGAGATAATCTTGAAAGTAAACTTAATGAATTAGAATCTTCATTAGATAGTTTATCTTCAACAATTAGTTCTCTTGAAGGTGATATAAGTTCTATATCATCAGAGGTAAGTAATATTGAATCTATGGTCAGTTCGCTCGAGGGTTGACAATGACCTTCATTTTTTAGTACCATATAAACATGACAGAAAAAATTAGAAA